ATGAAAAACCCCGGCGCGCTGGCGGGCGCGACCGGGGCGGACTTCGAAGCGGCTCGCTTCAAGGGGGAAGGCTACCGGCTGCGTGCCGAGTGGGCAAGGGCCGTCTGGTTCGCGCTCGACCACTGCCACCCCGAGGACGCGGCTCAGGTCTGCGCGGGATACCTCGACACGCTGAGCACGGGCGGGCCTGCGCTCGGCGTCCCCTTCGGCACCACGGCCGGCGAAGCGATGATCTGGGCGGAAAGCGCCCCGGTCAACGAACTCGCGGCCTATGTTGCCGCGGGGCTCGACCGGCTGCGTGGGCTCGCGCTCGCCCGCAACGCCCGCAAGCGCCTGTTCTGGGCGATCTGGAAAAGCTTCGGCCCGGAGGACCGCCGCGCCTTCCTCTCCCAGGTGAACGGGAGGGGCCGCGCATGACCGATCGGCAGCAACTCCACGGCAAGGACGCCATGCGCGCCGCCCGCAGCTGGGCCGAAGCCGCGAGCGTTGACGAGCTGAAGGCCTACGCCCTCGCCGCCTTCGAGGCGATGACCCCGCAGGATCAGGCGAAGTTCTGGTTTCACATCAGCGAGGTCGAGTTCTGACCATGACGATGCACAGCCAGATTTCCGCGAATGCGCCGAGCCTCGAAGAACTGCTCTGGAGCTGGAAGGCGGTGATCCGTAGCGCCCCCGAGGGGTGGGCACGGAACTTCGCACTCAGCATCGCCCGGCAAGCCCGGCGCAAGGACTGGGCGCCCTCGGCCAAGCAGCTCGGCATCATGCAGCGCATGGTTGCCGACCTCTACCGCGAGCAGCGCCCCGAAGACGATGACGACTGGAACCCGATCGAGGAGGACGAGGAGGGCACCGGCGCCTGACCGAAACCATGTGTCGATCGGACGGTTCAGACGGTGGCGTTCGACACATTACAGGCCTGCCACGGGGCGATCCCATAGGCCAACCGCAGCCCGAAAGCTCGAAGCGGGGGATCAGGTGCCAGACCCGGCGCCTTCAAGTCGCGAGCAAGCCCGAGGCGGGGTCAAACGACCTCGGGCGCCCTAAGCGGTGGCCGGCTCCGTCGAGCAGGACTTCACGCGGCGGGATAGGGACCAACCTGAGGCAATGCCTCGGGCTGGTCGCCCTATGCCCGTCACAATGGCCTCACCATCGAGCAGAACAGGAAAGGTTAAGAGATGAGAGACGGCACACACATGAGCGACAACAGAGACAACGAAGCCGCGATGGCTTCTGCGCAGATCCCGCCCGATGACGGATGGCAGCACATCGGCCAGCTGGCCGACCGCCTGCGCCGCCACGAGCGAGGCGGCTTCCCGCCCCAACAGCCCGCACGGGTCCTTCCACACCCTCACGCCGCGGGTAATTCGCACCCCGACGTTTCAGCCTATGCACAATAAAATCAAAGGGTTAAATTCATGAAGATCCTGGACGAGTTCGAGCTCGGCGGGCGCGCGGTCCAGCGGATCGGCGGCGCCGATCTGTGCGACCTTCTCGATATTTCGCCCGCCACCCTGACCGACCTCAAGAAACGCGGCATCGCGGTTCACCTCGCGCACGACAGCTACGACCTGCGCGCCACGGTCCGGGCCTATGCCGCGCATCTTCGCAGCACGGCGGCGCGGTGGGGCAATGAGGAACAGGCCGAGAGCCTGACTGCCGCCCGCGCCCGCCTTGCCCGCGAGAAGGCCGACGAGGCCGCGCGCCGCAACGCCGTGGCCCGGGGCGAGCTGGTCGAGGCCGCCGAGGTGCTGCGCGGCTGGACCGAGATCCTGCGCCAGGTGCGATCGCGCATCCTCGCCGTGCCCTCGCGCGTCCGCTCGGCGCTGCCCCACCTCGACGCGGCCGAGGTCGAGACGATTGACCGCGAACTGCGCACCGCCCTGGAGGAACTTGCCCATGCCCACGATTGACGAGCTCTGCGCCGCCGCGTTCGCCTCGTTGACGCCCCCGCCGCGTCTGCGCCTCTCCGACTGGATCGAGCGCGAGGTTCGCTTGCCCGAGGGCGTCTCAAGCCAGCCCGGCCCCGTCCGCCTCTGGCCCTTCCAGCGCGAGATTGCCGACGCGATCGGTGACCCGCTGATCGAGCGCGTTACCCTGGTCAAGCCGGTGCGCGTCGGCTTCACCACGCTCCTGTCCTCGGCCGTGGCAAGCTTCGTGGCGAACGACCCCGCGCCCATCCTCTGCCTGCTTCCGGCCGAGAGCGACTGCCGCGACTACGTGGTGTCGGATATCGAGCCGATCTTCGCGGCCTCGCCGGCCGTGGCGAGCGCCCTCGGGACCGAGCAGGACGAGGCCGGCCGCAACACCCTCCTGTCGCGCCGCTTCCCGGGCGGCTCGCTCAAGGTGGTTGCCGCGAAGGCGCCGCGCAACCTGCGCCGGCACAACGTCCGCTTCCTGCTGATGGACGAGGTGGACGGCATGGCCCCCACGCCCGAAGGCTCGCCGCTGCTGCTGGCCGAACGCCGCACCCTGTCCTTCCCCGATCGCAAGATCATCCTCGGTTCCACCCCCGTGCATGAGGAAACGAGCCACGTCCTGCGCGCCTACGCCCAGTCGGATCAGCGCGTCTTCGAGGTGCCGTGCCCGCACTGCGGCACCTTCACGGAAATCGAGTGGGCGCAGATCAGCTGGCCCGAGGGGCGGCCCGAGGCGGCCTTCTGGTGCTGCCCGCATTGCGCGGCCGAGGTGAGCGAGCGCCACAAGCCCGCGATGATCGAGGCCGGCCGCTGGCGCGTCACCCGCCCCGAGGTCGAGGGCCACGCGGGCTTTCGCATGAATGCGCTGATCAGCCTTCACGCGAACGCGGCATGGGGCAAGCTGGCGACCGAGTTCCTCGCCTCGAAGGACGATCCCACCTTGTTGCAGACCTTCGTGAACACGATCCTCGGCCAGGGCTGGCGCTCGGAGGGCGACGAGCTCGACGAGAACAGCATGGCGGCGCGGGCCGAGCCCTTCGGCCTGGCACAGATCCCGGCCGAGGTGCTGGTGCTCACCCTGGGCTGCGACGTGCAGCACGACCGGCTGGAACTGACCTATGTCGGCTGGACCGAAAGCGGCGCCATGCTGGTGCTCGGCCATCGCGTGATCTGGGGCCCGTTCGACGCGGAAGGGACCTGGGCAGAACTCGATGCCCTCTTGCGCGAGCGTTTCCCGCACGCGCTCGGCGGCAAGATGGCGATCGACGCCACCGCGATCGACGCGGGCGACGGCACCTCGATGAACATGGTCACCGGCTTCTGCCGCCCCCGGACCGCGCGCAAGGTCTTCGCGATCAAGGGCGCGTCGGGCAACCGCCCGGTGATCGAGCGGGCCGGCTCGAAGACGAAGACCGGCGCCCGGCTGTGGATCGTCGGCGTGGACACGGTCAAGACGCAGCTCTTCGCCCGCCTGCCGCGCCCCGGTCAGGTCCGGTTCTCGCAGGATCTGCCCGCGGTCTGGTATGAGCAGGTGGCCTCGGAACGGGCGGTGGTGCGCTATTCCCGCGGCCAGCCGCTGCGCAACTTCGAGCGCATCCCCGGGCGCCGGGCCGAGGCGCTGGACTGCACCGTCTACGCCTTCGCCGCGCGGCAGATGGTGAACATCAACCCCGAGGTGCGGCGCGAGGAACTGGCCCGGGCCGAGGCGGCGCCGACCACGCGTAAGGGGCCAGTGCTGCAGTCGGACTGGATGCGAAGGCGGTGATTACTGCTTAGGCGCAATGTCTTTGAACAGTGAGCGGACAACAATAACGGCAAGCCCAATGATCTGCCCCAGGTTCTGGACAAGCAAGATCGGCAAAAGCCATTGATATTTCGTGAAATCCCAGATGCCGAAGCCGACGAGCGCTAGCAAAAGCCATTGAAAGGCGATCATCCCACACAGGAGGTTCCTGAGAAACCCTGACCATTCGGTCTTGTTCGCATAGTGGTCTTGAACGCCCTTTAGATGAGCATAAGCAGTCTCATTCTTGATGGACTGTGCTTTGATCGTCTCATCATAGTCGTCTTCTGCATCCCTTTGTGCAGCCGCAGCCACATCATTTTTAGCTACAGCCTCTTGGAGGAGATCCTCAACGGACGGCAGCCCACTAGGTGCTGCCGTCTCTGTCTCGCTCACGTCATCGTTCTTCATTCGCGACGCGGAAGCTCATCATGGTGTAGGATACCCCGAAGGCCTCGGCCAAAGAGGAAACAGTCGACGCCCGCATGACAGGGCGGAGCAACCGGCTAGGCACAAGCAAGTGCGCAGCAAAGTGGTTTGCTTCCTTCTCTAGCACAGAACGATTATTCGCCACAGCATGCCGCGGCAGAACCGCATAGGCATCTGGGGATCGTTCAAAAAGCTCCTTATGCAACAGCCAGTGACCGAGTTCATGCGCGATGGTGAAGGTCTGGCGTTCCGGCTTGTCGTCCCGGTTCACATACAGACGCTCCCCTCGGAAGTCACAGAAGCCCGCCACTGAGTTGGAATGCTTCCCAAAGTCAGCAAACACAACATCAACGCCAGTTCCTTCAGCGATAGCCCGAACCGGAATAGGTGGACGCTCGAACTTGCAGGTAAGGCTATCGGCCTTCGCCTTCGCGACGTCCCACCGAACGCGCCCGGGAATGGTGTCAAGCATGTCATCCCCTCCTCGACAGCAGTGAAGAATCAACCGCTCTTTTGTGAGCGGCTATTTACGTAAGCTAACTGATCTTGACAACGAAATGTTAGAAATACGTGAAACATCAAGCCATCGGTGCAGAGTTCCGCCCACTTTTGACCAAAATGTGATCACGTTTTCCGCAACCGCACCCCAGCACCACCGCCGTTCTCCGGGATGAACTCGACGCCGGCGGCTTCGAGGGCCCGGCACACGGCATCAACATTGTTCGCCATGCCTGACGCAGGCCCTTCGCTGGCTTCCATCCTGCGCAGCGTTGGCACAGACACCTTCGCGGCAGCCGCGAGCTCTGCTTGGGGCATCCCGAGCAAAGTGCGTGCCGCTGCGATCTGGCGCCCCGTTGGGTGAGTGTTTTCGCTCATTCTGATTGATACCTATTGACTTTCAGTCAGATTGAGCGATTTATATCAAGAATAGGAAAAACACTCAACGGAGCCCGTAATGCCGAACCATGTTCCGGCAGCCGCCCCCGGCTTGCCTGCCGCCCGCCTTGACGTCATCCACGACTGCCTCGCGCTCGCGCTCGACGCGACCGAGCGCCCGGCCGGCTACAGCCAGACCGAACGCGAGGCCCGTGCCTACATCCGCTCGGCCCTGCGCCAGACCTGCAAGCTGATGGAGGCCCGGGCATGAAACGCCGCAGCTTCCTCGCCGCCGCCCCGGCCCTCGGCCTGATCGGCCTTCCCGCGCCCATGCTCGCCCTTCCCGCGCCAAGCTTCGAAGAGCGCGCCGAGGAAATCGCCGAGATGATGCGTCAGCACTTCCGCCCGACCCTGCCCGAGGGGGTCGAGCGCTACGCCATCACCATTCAGGACGCCCCGGGCATCCCCATGGGCCCGAACGACTGCCGCATGATCGGTTACGCCGGGGCGCTGAACTGGTTTCCGGGCGGGGGCGGGTGGCACTGAGCGGGACCAAAGATCCACACAAAAAGAGTGCACACGTCTTGAGTGGTGACCTGCATTCCTGTATTCTCCACACACCTAGAGGGGATTTAACATGAAACGCAAAGCACTCCTGGCCGTCACCGGCTGCACTCCGAAAGCCTTCGAGATGTATTCCGCCCGCGGCTTCCTCCCGTTCATCATCGAAGAGCGCAACTGGTCGGATTACACGATCGGCAACGCCTTCCAGCTCCAGGCGCTTCTGGATGCCGCCGACGGGACCGACCTCGCCGGCGCCTCCACCCTTGCGAAACAGGCCATCGACAAGCTCTATCCGCTGAGCCCGTTCGCCTACACCGGGGACGAGGAGCTGTTCATTGCTCTGGTGCGCTATGACTGGGACGATGCGCCCGAGGACTGGACCTGCACCTACGTGCTCGCCGGGCGCTGGCAGGACATCAAGGACCAGCTCGAGAAGCTGCCCGAGATGATCGACCCCACGATCCGCGTGCGGTCGGTTCTGACGCTTTCCGCCACGAAGATCGCGCACAAGGTTCTGCGCGAAGCCCGTGACTTCGGCTTGCCGGAAGGCGAAGTGCATTCGGTGCCCGAAGACCTGACCGGCTATCCGGAGTGGTTCAAGAAAGCCGAAACTGCGCGTCGCGCGCTCCTCAACGGTTGGGACCGGGACGAGTAACGGCAAATGGCCTTCCTTTTCAACATCATCGAGAGGCTGTTCAAGCGCTCCGGGATCGAGGCGGGGGGCGGCGGCGATCGCTGGAAGGGGGCTGCTGTGCTGACGGCCCCTCAGCAGCAGACGCTTGCCGCCCGCGGGGCGTCGAAGGCCCGGGCGGCGGCGCTTTACCTCAACACCGCACTTGGCAACCGGATCGTGGAGTGTCTGGCGTCGGCGCTGGTCGGCAAGGGCTGGCAGGCGCGCCCGCAGCACCCCGACCCGGCCGAGCGCCGCGCCCTCTCCGAAGCCTTCGAGGCGGTGACCCGCCCCATCATGCTGCCGCTTGCCCGCGGCGTTGTCCGCGACGGCGAGGCCTTCGTTCAGCTGGTCGTGGGCGAGGGCGGCACGTTCCGCCCGAAGCTGCTGGCCGCCGACCAGATTGACCCGTCCCTGACCCGCGACCTCGGCAACGGGGCGCGGATTGTCGCCGGGATCGAGTTCGATGCGGCCGATCAGGTCGTGGCCTATCACGTTCTGCGCGATGCCCCAGGAACGCCGTTCGCGACCTACAGCGCCGCGGTCCGCGTGCCGGCGCAGGACATGCTGCACATCTTCGACACGCTGTTTCCCGGCCAGGTGCGCGGCCTGAGCTGGCTCACGCCGGTGCTGCTCAAGCTGCGCGACCGCGACGAGGCCTCGGACGCCATGCTGATGCAGCTCAAGGTTGCCTCGCTGATCACCGGCTTCATCCATGACCCCGACGGCAGCGCGGCCGGCTTCGCGGCCGAGGACGGGACGATGAACGTTGCCCTCGAACCCGGTGCGATGCGTATCCTGCCGACGGGCGCGGACGTGACCTTCTCGCAGCCGGGTCAGGGGCTCGCCCAGGCAATCGAGTTCCTGCGCGCCCAGGACCGCGAGATCGCGGCCGGCGTCGGCCTGACCTTCGAGGCGCTGACCGGCGATCTGGGCGAAGCGAACTACAGCTCGGCCCGCGTCGGGATGCTGGAGTTCCGCCGCCGCGCCGAGGCGATGCAGCAAAACCTGATCGAGGCGCAGTTCCTCCGCCCGCTGTGGAAGCGCTGGACCGACGTCCGCGCCCTTGCCGGGGAACTTCCCGTCACCCCCACGGACCTCGCCGATTACCACGCCGTGCGCTTCGTGGCGCCGGGCTGGGCTTGGGTCGATCCGCAGAACGAGGTGACGGCCGATGTGGCGGCAATCGCCGCCGGCCTGAAATCGCGCGAGGAGGTCGTGGCCGGCCGCGGCCGCGACATTGACGAGCTGGACGAGGAGCGCGCCCGCGACACGATGCGCCCGCAGGCCGCGGAGGTGCCCGCATGACGCTTCACCTTCGCGCCGCCGCCCCCGCCGCCTCGACCGTCGACACCGAGGCCCGCACCGTCGAGGCGATCGTTTCGACCGGGGCCGAAGTCCGCCGCCCGGGCTTCATCGAGCGGCTGGACCTCGCCGGCGCCGACCTGTCGCGGCTGATCGGGGCCCCGGTTCTCGATGCGCATCGCTCCGCCTCGACCAGCGACCAGCTCGGCGTTGTCGAGGCGGCCGAGATCCGCTCGGAAGGGCTGTGGGTGCGGATGCGCTTCCGCAGCAACGATGCCGCCAAGGCGGTGCTGACCGATATTGCGGACGGCACCCTGCGCGGCCTGTCCATCGGCTACAGCGTGGCCGAGTGGAAAGACGAGAGGCGCGGCAACGACCGTATCCGCGCCGCAATCCGCTGGACACCGATCGAGGTGTCCGTTGTCCCGGTGCCGGCCGATGCCGGTGCCCATTTCCGCAAGGGGAACACCACCATGCCCGAAACCCTCGAACAGACCATGCAGACCCGCGCCGAGATCAATGGCGCGATCCGCACCATCGCCGAGACCGCCGGCCTCACGCGCTCCTGGGCGGATGCCCAGATCGACGCCGAGGCGAGCCTCGATGACGTTCGCGCCGCCGCCCTCGATGAGATGCAGCGCCGGTCGGCCGCCTCGGCCACGCGCACCACCCGCGCCACGATCGGCACCGACAACACCGACCCTGCCGTGATCGCCGCCCGCGCCGGCGAGGCGCTGTTTGCGCGGTCTCACCCCGAGCACGATCTTTCCGGCGCCGCGCGGGATTTCGCGCATATGAGCATCATGGATCACGCCCGTGCATCGGTGCAGCGTTCCGGCCAGGCGACCACCGGCCTGTCGCAAGACGCGATCCTGAACCGCGCCATGACCGGGCTGCACGGCACCTCTGACTTCCCGCTGATCCTGGGCGATGCCGTCGGCCGCGAGTTGCGCCGCGCCTATGAGGCGGCGCCCTCGGGTATCCGCCAACTCGCGCGTCAGTCCTCCGCCCGCGACTTCCGCGCCAAGAGCTCGATTGCCATGGGGGAGTTCTCGACGCTCGAAAAGGTCCCGGAAGGTGGCGAATTCAAGAGCAGCACGATCGACGAAAGCGCCGAGAGCTACAAGATCGAGACCTTCGGCAAGATCTTCGGGATTACCCGTCAGGCCATCGTGAACGATGACCTCGGCGCCTTCACCACGATCCCGAACAAGATCGGCACTGCCGCCAGCGCTTTCCAGGCTGACATTCTGGTCGGCATGGTGACGAAGAACCCGGCCATGTCGGACGGCAAGCCGGTGTTTCACGCCGACCGCGGCAACCTCGCCGAGACCGGCGCGGCGCCGAGCCTCACCACGCTTTCGGCTCGCCGCTTGGCGATGCGCCGGCAGACCACCCCGCTCGGCGTCCTGATCAACGCGACGCCTCGCTTCCTGCTGGTCGGCCCCGAGCTAGAGACCCTCGCCGAGCAGATCCTGACCCAGATCAACGCGACGAAGACGGAGGACGTGAACCCCTTCGGCAACCTGTCGCTGATCGTCGAGCCGCGTCTGAATGGCACGGAATGGTATCTGGCGGCCGACCCCGCCACGATCGATGGGCTTGAATATGCCTACCTTGAAGGCGCGCCGGGCCCGCAGGTCGAAACGCGCACCGGCTTCGAGGTCGATGGTGTCCAGTTCAAGGTGCGCCTCGACTTCGGTGCCGGCTGGCTCGACTTCCGCGGCTGGCAGAAGAACGAGGGTGTGTGATGGCCATTGATCTGTCCGAACTGATCGACATGCGTGACAGGCTGATCCTTGCCCGCGGCAAGGGGGTCAAGGTGGTCGAGTGCGGTCGGGAACGCATCGAGTTCAGAAGTGACGAGCAGATGGCTGCGGCCCTTGGTGATCTGGAGGTACGCATTCGTCGCGCCACCGGCACCTCGCTCACCTCGAACGTGGTCAGGTTCTCGAGCTCAAAGGGGGTGTGACGTGGCTGAGCCTCTGCCGTTCCGTGTTCCCGACCTCAAGAAGCTGGTGAAGGCAGCCCAGGACATGGGCTTGCCCGTCACCGGCATTGTTGTCGGGCCGGATGGCAGCATTCACATCAAGACGATGGATGCGAAGGAAAACGAAGCTGACGCCACGCTTGAACGCTGGATGAGGAACAATGGCTAAGGTGACGATCAAGGGCGTGTTCCCGACCTACAAGACCTTGGCCGATGGCAGCCGGCGCACCTACTGGTATCACCGGGCCACAGGCGCGCGCCTGCCCGGCGAGAAGGGCAGCCCCGAGTTCCTGGCGGCCTATCTCGAAGCCGAAAAGTCCCCGGCCCGAGACACCGGCACCGTTGCCGCGCTGATCCGGGAATACACGACTGGGCGCAAGTTCACCCACACCAAGAAGGGCAAGCCGAAGTCGGAAGCGACCAAGCGGGAATATCTGCGGATGCTGACGGCGATCGAGGCGCGCCTCGGCACCTTGCCGATCAAGGCGCTCGAAAGCCCGAGGGTGAATGCGGTCTTCATCGACTATCACGAGGAGATCGCCTTCGACCGCCCGCGGGAGGCCGACAACCGCATGACGGTCCTGTGCGCGGTGTTCAACGAGGCGAAGCGGCGCGGGCAGATTGCCCGCAACCCTCTGGATGGCTTCGAGCGCGCCTATACGGGCGACCGTTCCGAAATCATCTGGACCGAGGCTGACATTGCTCGGTTCATGGCCGGTGCTCCCCTACCGCTGCAACAGGCACTTATCCTCGCGATCCACACCGGGCAGCGGTATGGCGACCTGATCCGCCTGCGCTGGTCGGACTTTGACGGTGAGGTCATCCGCCTGGTTCAGTCGAAGACGAAGGCCAAGGTGCCCGTCCCCGCCTCGGCCGCGCTGAAACGGATGCTGGACGCCATGCCCAAGCAGGGCCCCTTCATCCTCACCCGAGCCGATGGCCGCCCCTGGCACACCGAGCGAAACGACAAGGAACTTGGCAAGGCCTGGCGCCGGCACATGCAGGCCGCGGGCTTCTATCCGAAGCCCTTCGAGGACCTGAGCAAGGAAGAGAAGCAGGGGTTCCTGCACTTCAACGACCTGCGCGGAACGGCCGTGACGCTGTTGACCGAGGCCGGCTGCACAATCCCGCAAGTGTGCTCGATCACCGGGCACACGCTGGAAAGCGCGAACCGCATCCTGCGGCACTATCTGGCATCGACGGAAGCGATCGCGAAGGCCGCGATTCTGCGTTTCGAGAACGCACCGGAAACAGCTTTTGCAAACCGGCTGCAAACCAATGCGCAAGCGAGCGCCGGCACCGACCGCAAAACCAAAGGAGTTCAGTGAGATGAATGGTACCGCCTTCCCGGTTCGAACGGGAGACCCCCAGATCCACAATCTGGTGCTCTAACCAACTGAGCTAAGGCGGCACTGCGCGGGGATTTAGCGGCAGACGCGCGGGATTGCAAGGGGCGGAAACGCCCCTTTCGGCATTTTCCGTTGCTTCGCGCCCGGCTTGGCGTTAGCCAACGTGCTCGACAGTTGCGGAGGCCACCCCATGAGCATCAACAAGCAAAGCGACATCGCCGGTGACCTGCAGATCGGGCCGACCGATCACGGCATGGTGCGCATCTACATCGTCGGCGAGGATTTCGAGTTCCCCTTCGACTTCGACCCCGAAGAGGCCGAAGACATCGCCGAGGAACTGATGGCTGCGGCCGAGCAGGCCCGCGCCATCGCCGAGGACCAGAGCGGCAAGTCCGGCAAGGGCCAGAAGCCTAAGGGTAAAAAGTAA